TTTTATAAAAAAAGGCAGATGAGAAAATCTCGCCCACCTTTTTTATGTTATACAATTACTTATTATGCGTACCAAACGATTTCGCTACCGATACCATATTGAATACCAGCAGTGAATCTCATAACTATTCTTACGTTTTGAGAACCATCTAGGTCAGCCATATCAATAACTTTTACTTCGTTTGTGTCTGACATTAGACCTGTTCCGAACCATAAGTTAGATTTTTCAGCACACAAAATTTGCTCGTTAGCTAATCCTTGTGCTAAAACAATCTTAACACCATCGAATTGTAAGCCTTGTCCTTCTGAATACCACTGAGTACCTTTAGAATCTGTACCTGCAGCACCTAAACCAGATGCACCAAATCCACCTAAAGCTCTAATGTAAGCTCTATATACATTCGCTGGTGCGTAGATAGTTAAGTCTTCCGACCCATAAACTGATGCTGGAATAGCATCTACTACTTTACCAAGCTCTGTAACTACATTCGCTGCTGTTATTGGAGTTCCACTAACATCTACTACATCTGAATCTGCTGCTACTAAAACATTAAAGCCATCAAACTCTCCTGCTGTTGCGTTAGTTCCATCCCAAATGTTTTGCTCTATCTTTTGTGCTACTTTATCTGCTACGTGAGCAATTAAAAAGTCAGAGAAGTTTTTAGGTAAGTTTGAATAAGCAGAATATCCCATTGATACTGCTTCCCAATCAGAAATAAAGTCTTTTTTACAAAGCTCTAAGTTTACCTGAAATTCCTCTGGTTGTATGATTCTCTCAGTTAAAGTTATCGTTGAGGTGTCTGCAAAATCACAAGTTGCATCTTTTACGATACCATCTGTTGCTACTTTTTTTACTACCTCTTTGTATTTGATATTTGGCTTGATTGTAATGTTACCATCAGCCAATGTCTTACCTGATAAAAGTGCAGCCGAGATATATTTCCCAGCGAACTCACCAGCATAAGTTGTTGTTATTGAAGTTGTTGTTGCCATTTCTTCTTTTTTATTTGATTAATTAATTATTTACTTATTGCATTTAACACTCTGCTGTAAGTCGTGTTTGCCCTTTGATTAGGTGATATTCTCGCACCTAAATTTTCACTTACCTCGTTTTCTGGTGAATGAGCTAAAGGCTCTGTTGGAGCTTCTTCAGCAGAAAGTTCTTGTGGAACTTCAGCTTTTGCGTACTCTTTAGATTCCATTTTAGCCATAATAGCTTCCACCATAGCTCTAACCTCAGAAAGTTCTTCTTTGGTTGCATACTCAGTAGTTTTTTCCTTTTCGTCAATATCAACATCAACGTCAACATCTTCGTCAGTTTCTTCTGCCAACTTTTCTTCAGTTGGTTCTTCATCAGCAGAATAGTTTATTTGCCTAACTTCTGCTTCAGGAGTTTCAGTCTTTTCCTCCTCTTTGTTAGCTTTTTTAGCTTTAGGAGCTTCTTCTTTTAATTCAACCTCTGGAGTAGTTTCCTCTTCCTTTTCAGTTGAAGACAAAAGAACGTCTTTTAATTTGTTTACAATTTCACTTGCTTTCATAACGTTATAATTACTTTCTATTTATGACCGATAAAATTTATTCTGTTGTATTTTTGAAATGGCTAATACCCCTGAGCTTGAAGTGTTCCGTCACAGCATTTGCGAGAATAAGTCCTTCCATCAGGACACAAACAAGCTCTTCTTGCGTTTTTAGGACTTGTTCTGCTTACGGTAGCATTTTTTCTACTTCCCATTTTAGCTGTCAAGTTTTTCTATAAGCTCCTCTAGTTTCTTTTGTGCAGCAAGTTCTTTTTTACACTTATCACATCCGTCTTCATTATCACAACTGTCACATTTATCCCAACTAAGAGATGCGTCTTCTCTAATACTTTCTTTTGGTCTTTCCATCTTATCGGCAAAGTAACCCTCTATTGAAAATCCTTTTACCTCTCCTGCCTTAACAGATTTCCAAACATCATCATTAAGGACTTTCATAGAAACCATCCAAGTTCCTTTTGGAAGGTCAAAGCCGTAGTTGGCAGCTTTATCTTTTTTAGGGTTTTCTATAAGCCAAGATTCTACTACAGACATTCCGTCTAATACAACTGAATGTTCAAATGTAGAATTGTTTTGATTACCGTTTATGAAAAATAGTTCAGATGCTTTTCTTACTGTATCTTCAGAGAAGTAAATAAAGTAGTCGTCAGATTCTCCTCCCTCCCTATATATTTTTTTGTTTGGGATTAAAGCAGCACCCATTAATATTCTTTTTTCAGAATCAACCTCAGCAAGTTTAACTTCTTTATGTTCTTTAAGAGCTATAAACTCTTCTTCTATTGCTGGATTTTCTACAAGCGATATTGCTTCAATACCACTTACCTCATTTTCTTCGTCTATAATAAGTTCTATAATTTTTTCCATATCTAAATAACCTTGTTTGTTTTGTTTTGTTTTATTATCCTGCTATGTTTAATAAATGATATACTATGTTTAATGATTATCCTATTGAAGAACCCTCTATTGCACTTCGTTCAAGTTCTTGTGCTGTAGATACATCAGAAGCTACAACAAATGCTTTTATAGGTTTCTCTTCTTGACCACCCATCGCCTGAGCTAATTGACTTGTCTCTGTTGCACCGACTACGTTAAACGCAGGTGCCTGTACAGAAGCACTACTCCCACCAATACCTGATGCTTCAGGAACTAAATTGGCTATTTGATTTTTTGCAGCATCTCTTGCTTTTTTAATACTTGCTAAAGCAACTCCAATCGAAGCACCAAAAGCAATAATACCTGCAGGACCTAGTGCAGACATAAAACTACCTAAAGACATACTCGCTTTACCAGCTTCTACTGTTCCAGCTACGGTTATTTGTTTTACAGCTTCAACACCATCTTGGACTGCAATTTTTGCCATCATTATTTGTTGTTGTGCATAAAACTGTGCGTTCATTAATGTTTTAGCAATCAGTAAAGTTTGCTCAATAGTAAACATATCTCTTTCTAATTTAATCTTTTTCTTTTGAGCTTCCATTTCTTGATGAGATATTTCTCCAAGTCTTTTCTCTTTCTCTGCCTGTGTCAATGTATCATTAGCCAATACAACATCTCTTTCTCTAGCAAGTCTGTCGAGTTGTGCTTGGTGATGTTCTTGCCTTAAATCATTTAAAGAGTTTAATACGTTTGCTGTAGAAGAAAAGGCTTGATTAAAAATAGCTTCCTCTTCTCTTGATTGTCTTAATAAATTGGTTTGTTGTTTTTTCCAATCAGATATAAACTTTTGTGCGTCTCTAGCAGCTTGTTTGTTTTTATCTAAAAACTCTTTATATAATTTATCTATAATATCTATTGATTCTTCTACTGACTCAGAAACATATTCTTTAAAATCTTCTAAATCTTGCTCTCTAAGTTCTTTTACTGATAACCTAAACTTTTCATCAATTAATTTTATTGCTTCATTTTTTTCTTTTGTAGAACCTTTGGCTAGGGCAATTTCATCTAAAGCAAGTTTTTTTTCAATCTCTAATAGCTCGTATGCGTTTTCAGCAGCCATTGTCTGAACTTCCTCATTTAGTCTTTTTAGGATTTTAGCAACTTCACTTTCTTTAGTACCTGAAGCTGAAGATGATTTTAAACCAAATATAGTAGCTAAAAAAGGATTGTTAATTAACGCTGGGTCAGCTCCTATATCTTTTAGAAATGATTTTAAGTCAGTTTTTAGCGCTTTAATATGTGCGAGTTCTAAATCAATAATGTCCTGTTGTTTTTTTGCAGCAGCTTCATTTAAACTTGCATCCAAATAGCTATTTGTAATGTCACGAGTTTTAATTGTCGCTAATTTTTCTTGTGCTTTAACAATTTTTTCCTTTGATTTAGATATTTTCTCTTCAGCATTTGCTATTTCCTCAGAGTTTTTTATATCCAGCAAATCCATTTTTTGTTTTTGCTTTAATGCTGCTGTAAATTGTTCTAAACTTCCTATAGCAGGGTCATATCCTTCTTTTTGTAATTTTGCTAATGCTATTGTTCTTTGTTCTTCTGTCGCATTTGCGTTATTTAAAACAGCAATATAAATACTTATAGCGTGATTTAATCCTTTTTGTTTCATTAATGCTTTTGTTAAGTCATCAACTTCATCTTTTGCCTTTTTTGTGCCACCAGCAAAATAATCTAACGCAGCTAAAGCCATTTGAAAAGCCAAAACTATCCCCAAAGGTCCCATTAATTGCGCTCTAAGCATTTTTATTGTTCTACCTAATCTTGCCCACCCTTTTACGTTATCATCTACTTTTGAAATCATAGTAACAAATAAAGTAGATAATTGAGATAAGTTGTTTGCTACACCACGAATACCATAAGGCATATCTGATATAGTACGACCAAGCTCTGTAAGTGTAGCTCCAGCAAGACCAGCATTAGTGGTCATATCTTCCCTTAAAGACGTTCCTAGTTTTTTACTTGATGTTGCTGCTTTTTTAAGTTCCCTATCAAATTGTGTAACGGATTTTTTAATGCCGTTTATCTTATGAACAACACCCTTGTCTGTGAATTGTATTGAAAATACTATGTTTTGTTGTTCAGTAGCCATACCTATTGCGTTTAATGGTTTCTTTCATTTCTTTAAGTGTAGTAGGAGATTTGTATCTTCCCTTTGCTACGTCTATATTATAACTAACTCCGTAAAAAGTATCTGTCTTTAATAGTTCTATTATTAATTTTATCATTATTCGTCTGTGTCTGTTTGGTCTGCTGTTACTAATGCAGTGTCTGCCGTTATACTTGTTGTATCTACCGTTAGGTTTCCTGTTACTGGAGGTGGAGTTGGTGCAACCGAACAATCTGCACTATAACTGAAATTGTCTTGACCACCCATATATCCGTGATTATAACATTCATAGCTAATAGTTCCAAAGTCACCACTAACTGTTACTGTTATATCTCCATAATAATATGTATATGTGTTTCCGTCTAATCCTGCTTTAGTTCCTCCTGCTGTAGTCCCTGTATAGCTAATTAAACTTTCTTTTCCGTTATTAAGAAAGGCTATTGGGTGAGCTGAAGGAACGTTACTAAATGTATAGTCTCCAGAAGCAACCTGATAAGCACTATACTTGTTATCAAATATATAAAGATACCCACCTGTTATTGCTTCTACTCTTGTTTCAAACAAAATGCTTAAACACCTTTCGCTTAACACTGCATATGTTGAAATAAGTTCTAAATCAGCCTTACCTGAAATTATATCTAAATTTATCTGGTTTATATTATATTTTTCTCCTGAAACAACAACAGTGTCTGCAAGAGAATAGCTTGTTATAAAAGCATTAGTAAGAACTGCTTTTAATTTTGTTATCCTGTTATATTTATTAAATAAAGAAGAAACATAGTCATAATAATACTCAGAAAACAAGTTTTGTGTATATCCTTGTGTTTCATCAGTATTACCAGCATCATATTCGTTATTCTCTATTCCAAAATGGTTTGTTTTAGATATATCTAAACTTACTGTATTGCTGGGTATAAAATAAGATGTTGTTGACGCTACAAAAGCACCCCTGTCATTATAAACATAAGGAATGTCTGTTGCTCCTGTAAGCAGTATTGGATAAAACAAAACTGGCTTTCCTATATATGGATTATATTTTTCACCAGTTCCAGCAGTATTATCTGTGTTAGATTTGGTTACGCTAAAGCCAACCTGAGTATCTGACCAAGCAGTATCTGTACTATCATATAATCTCTCAAACTTCATATGACCAAAACCTGGTTTTATTGTATATTCTTTTTTATTTCTAGTATCTCCCTTATACTCTGTTAGTCCTGACCCATTAACTTCTCCTCCCCACGCAATACCAAAGGCTTCTTGGTGTTGTTTTGCAAGTAGGCTTCCCAAGTCTTCATATTCAAACATTAATTTTGAGTAAGGCAGCGATGATTCTACTGAACTAGAAGATATGTCAATTTTGCTGGTTATATCGGTTTCTACTGTTGATGATGTATAGAAATCATCAAGGGTTTTAACAATAATAGTCTTTTGCGTTGAAGAGTCATTTCTTACTTCTGCAACAAGGTTAAACATTTTAAATATACCTGACAGAAACTCAAGAACTGTCATATCAGGCATATTATCTAATGTATAAAAGACACCTGTATTGTTTGTTGTTAGTGAGGTTGCTGTCCTAACTATATCAGGAGCATTTATGTTAAATTCCCTGTCAATTACACCAATTAACCTTAACTCAAATCCAGAATCAAAGGTAATGGGAGAACCACTATCTGTTATTATCAGAAAAGTGTATGTTCCCTCGTCCAAAGAGAACTCAATATAATTAGTTGTTCCTGTTTGGGTTTGATTATCAATCTGGTCATATAAAACACCGTTTGAGTTTATTCTTACGCTAAATTTAGTTGTTGTATCAGAGCTAACAAGTTTTAACCTTGCCAATATCCTTTCTACTCTTGAATCTGTAAGCGTTATTTTAACCTTATCAGCTACACTGCCAGTTCCAACACCTGAAGAATTTATAAAGTTGGCTTCAAACGCAACACCAGAGGTCCCTGAAATGTAGCTAAATGCTCTACCAACGGCAAACTTGTTTATTTGCGTTATTACCTTTCCCTCCTCTTCTCTGCTTACTATTTTACCTTCTTTTTGATGAAGCCACATATAAAGATTATAATAATCTAAATTGGTTGAGTTAAAAAAATCAGTAGAAAAGCTAACAGTTAAATCTTCTTCAGACAACAATTTTTCTATAGCTTTTATTAAAACATCAACCCTAATGGCTGGTTTTAATTGGTCCCAGCTAACTCCGTTTCTTACGGCAGGTGTCCCAGCAGGATAACCACCAGGCTTATACAAATTACCGTCAGCAAGTTCGCCATAAAAGTCTGTGCTGCTATCTATATATAACCTTTCTGTATGAGTAATTAGTGGAACAACTAAAGGTTGCGTGTGAACTGTTCCATATTCATCTGTTATATTTTTTGATGTAGTAAGATATTCATACACACTATCGGTTCCTGTTGCTTGATAGTTCATATAAAAATCCCCCAAAAACCCTAAATCACTTAATTTGGTCTTGTTTAGCTTTTCCATAAGGAACCTTAGATTACCATAAAAGGTAACCCTGTAAGCATAAGGCTTATTATATTTAAGATTTACTCCTTCAAGGGTGATATATCCTTCTTTGTAAACCCTGCTGTTTATTTCTACTCTAGCTTCTTTTGCAATATTAGCATCAAAACCATCTATAGCATAATTGTAATAATGTTGAAAGAACTTGTTATTTCTATCTGATGCAGGTAAGCTAAAGTTTTTACTAAAATCAGTAAATATCTTTGATGGGTCTTTAGCATTTTTTATTGATGATTGAATTGTTATTGAACCATCAGTAAAAACATCAAGCTGTTCGTTTTCTATAAAAAGCTCTACGTTTTGTTTCATTATCTAACTGAATTAATACCGTCAAAAGCATAATCAAACTTAACAGTATAGTTTACAAGTTTGTCGTTTAGATGAGTTTTATATGTAAAATTAGAATCTGTCACCGTTACAGGTAAAGTAGTGGTTGCTTCTGTAATCCATATATCTTCTGATTGCATTAATTGTCTGATAGTCTCGTTGTATTCTTCTTTTAAGAATCCTGTGTTTAATGTAATTGATTTTTTGCTTGTAACATCCTGAACCCTCATTGTTGGGTCGTAAGTGTTGTAGCTAACTGATGATGTTGAAGAGTAAACTGTTCCTGTATTAAAACTTTCTCTTTTAACATTTAAAGCATCTGTTCTTTTTCTGTTAAACCACAAATCTTGTATAGCACCAAACTTATTTATAAATGATATTTTATAATTAGAATATTTAGAACAATCTAAATAAATAGGATATATTGTTTCTACAGCTTCCCCTGTTGTTGCTGAGTATGTTGAAGCAGAAGTGTTTGTAGATACAATTTCTATTTTACTTACAACAAGACCACTTGATGGGTATTGTATAAATCTATTACAATCTTCTGTTCCTTGAGGTGCGTTGGTAAAAGGTTGTGTATTATCTGACTCGGCTATAAACTCATTTCCTGAAGAGTCTTTACTATAAAACCTAACCACAGTAACCCCACTGGGTCCTTTGTACACTGGAACCCTAACTGTTTCTCCTTCAGGTAAATAAACGTAATCATTACTTATAAGTTTAGATAATGAACTCTCCGAATTTACCCCATCTTCAAAATAAGTATATCCTTTAGTTCCAACGCCATAAGAAGTGTCAATGGTGTCTGCTGTAGCATCGCTATATGCGTTTTGTTTATCATATCTCCACCAGCAAGTTGATTTTATGTTAGACAGACCACTTGAAGATACTGTATAGTCATTATTAAATACGACATCAATATAGTCTTGCACAAGTTCAGATATTTCAAATCTAATTGTATTGTTTGAATCTGGGTTTGTTTTTTCTATTCTATACTGCTGCGTTGAGGGTTCACTCTCCCATTTTCCAGTCCAGCAATATAATGTTAATGTAGAGCTTTTTAATACAGCCATATTAATTCTTTTTATATATAACTAAAAAAAACAATATAGTATTACAGGGGGACTATGTTTAATGATACGGTTTTAACAAACAGAAAAACTTGTGACTTCTCCAGGATTATTTACCCCTACTCTAAATGTAGCACCTGTATTAGATTTAATAAAAGTGTTGGCTGTAGGTGTATATAAAGATGTAAGGGTATCGTTAGTATATAAATAAGCTCCATCTTGTAATGTCCCAGTATAAGCAACCTTAACATCAAACACTGATATATTAGAACAAGCCAATACTGATGTTGACTCTGTAGCACTTGATACTATAATTTTAGTTATAGTAGGAGTGGGGTCTGGAGCAGGTCCTGGCGTAGGATTTATTGCTTCATCACAAGCATCACAATCAAGATAGTGTATTAGGTTTTCTATATTTATACTTGAAGCTGAACCAGCACTTGATTTATAAACCATACAAATTCCATTATCAAGTATTACTGCTGGATAATTACTTCCTAAACTTGTTAAACTACCATAAACTTTTAATATATCTCCTCCATCTGTAGCACAATCTCCATATGTATAAAAAGAAGCTATTGATGGGGGTGTAACTGGAGTTATTGTCGCTTCACAAGCAGCACACCCAAAGAAACTTGTAAATGTTGAAATATCAGGAGCATCTGTAATTTGCACATCATCTAAATATTCTTTACAAACACCACTTGATTTAATAACCAGTGCTGTGGATATTGGACCTGTAGAACGAACTGCCGTTATAACCCCTCCTGCTCCTCCACAATCAATAAACCTAGCATAATAATAAGTTATTGTCGGTTCAGCAGGTTCCTCAATAGTAAAATCTCCAACACACTCATCACAAGCTGTATATGGTTGGGTTCTTACTAAATCTGAAGATTCAAGAGTAAGATAACCTGCTGGAAGAGTGTCTGTCTTAGCATATTCGTGTATAAGTTGATAACAACCTTGACCTCCACTTTGACCTATATCTTTAACGTCTAAGATGTATGAAGTTGGGTTATCATATATAATACCATCCAATAAGAAATATTCAGTTTTAGTTGAATCATCACATCTTCTTACTAATAATTTTTGTATTGTCCCTGTTGTTGGTTGAACTCCAGGTGGTCCTGCACATCCATAAGTAACACACCCTTCTGCAACTCCATTTGTCGTTACATATCTAAAATTAGTTCCATCTGAGTATGTTCCAACTGGAGCAACTGTGGTTGCTGCTGCATCAGTGTAAAATTTAGTTGCAGTACAAAAGGCTGTAGTTCCAGCTCTGTCAGGAAATATATCATAAGTAGAGGTTGGACTTGTACAAGCTGTTATGTTCGCTGATGAACTTGTATAAAATTTAGCATTTGTAGTTTTATAGGTTGCTCTTGAGTCCCAAGCTATTAAATAATTAGTGTCGTCTTCTGTGCTTGTTGCTCCAGAGGTCGCTTTACAGTTATAGTAAACACTTCCAGCTACAGTTTGTGCTTCTCCACCATAGTTTATTTTAAGCTCCTCTGAAGTTTCTCCACTAATCTCACTTAGGGCAGCCGTTCCTCCACTTGAAGACGTGCCTTTATACCACTTATAAGTTGGATTGCTTATATTTGAAATTGATGCAGTTATTATTACTTTTTGAGAGGTAAATGCAGCGTGAATACCAACACCATCTTCGCTACTGGCAGATACGGTTACTGTTGCAGGTAATACAGGTCCTGTCTCAACTTCTTCACCAGTTGGGTCATATTCACATTGAGTTAAATGGTTAATTTCTCCTGATGGACTAGCTAATATTTTTGCATACCAAGATATTAAATCACCATCTGGATTTGGTATTAATAATCTGTACCACAACCCATCACCTCCAAAGGGAGATGTTCTGTCTTGATTTGCAAATAATTGTGTTCCGTTACCTATGGTTCCTGTAAAATACACAATAGTATCAGCCTGTAAATCACAAGGGTCTTCTCCACCAGAACCTATAGTGCTTGAACTTGTAGATGATATAGAAATTGAGCTTGTTACATCTGCCGTTCCTCCACCAACTTCTTCTTCATCATCTATGACAGGACATTCTGCATAATCTGTTATCTCTCCAGGATTTCTTGCTCCTATAACACAATAATAATTTCCTGATGTTCCTATTTTGTAATACTGACCAGAGGATGTGTATGGTTGGCTTAATATTGAGTCTTTATAAAGCACAACTCCAGTCCCTAACTCTTGACCTGATGCAAGACCATAATAAACGTCATCAGTAGCTGTTGCTGCACAAGCACCCTCATTAGTGCTGTAGCTGGATTGACTGACTTTAGTTGTAGAAGCCTGATTTCTATTGTCGTCACTTATAACAACAGCCACGTTTACTGGACTTCCTCCTTGAGTAATATTATCAAGAGTTAAGGTAAAAGTTTCATCTGCCTCAGAAGTTAAGTCTTCTATAGGTTGGAATGTTTGTTCTGCCGTATTGCTCATTACTGTAAATGAACCAGTTAGGCTTCCTCTTTGTAAATCTGCTGTTGAAACCCCTGTTATTGTAAAAGGCACACTTGTATTGTCTGGAACACCCACCGTGTTTAAGAAAATAGTAAAAGTATCTCCTTCATAAACATTACTTGTAGATTTTGCTAAGTAGTATTCTGCGTTTAATGATACGGTTCCTGATAGTGTTGTTGTTTCAGTCACATTAGAGGTTGCAAATGTTCCTGTTACTGGTTGAGATGGGCTTATGGCTAATGCGACATCTGCTGTATATCCTGTGTTTAAGGCAAGTGTTGTTGTAAAACTGTAGCCGTCTGTTGTTTCTCCTGTTTTAACTGCATTATTTAAGTCACCACCTATTGTATATCCAGCAGCAGGACCAACGATGTTATTGGCTACTGTAAGGGTTGCTGTATATTGAGCATTAGATGACCAGGAAACTGTTATTTCGGCAGGATAAGTATTACCTGCTGAATCTGTTGCAGTAACTCCATAGGTAACATCTCCATCTGAAGTTTCTGTAAACTCTGGTTCTTTTGTGGTATTACCAGCTAAAGCACCTCCAGTCCATAAATATTCAGTAGGCGTAAAATTGTTTGCGACAACAGATAGCGTTATGTTTGAATTTGTTGTTCCTATATTAGGACCACTTATTGATATTGATGCGTTTTCTATTACGCTTCCGTCTGCACCTGAAGCTACTACGTAATATGGACTTCTACTATTTAGTTTTTTTGTTGACATTCTTGCCTAATTCGTTATTAAGGTCTTTTAAATAACCTTCACTTATTTCTTTTGTTATTTTGCTTATCGCTTCTGAGTTTAATGCGAAATCCAGAAACTTACTGCCTCCATATGCAAATCTCTTTATAGTTCCCTTTTCTCCTATAGCTTTTTGTATATTGTAAACCATAGAGTCAAATCTTTCTATGCTGCCAAATTTTGAGCTTTTATTAGTGGAAAATTCTCTTGGTTGTATTTTTTTTGCTCTCGCCCATTCTGCTATTTTGCTATATGGTGGTCTTTTTCCTGGTGGTCTTCCGTCTATAATGTATTTTGCGTAATTTTCACTTGAACTTACAATTAAAGAAAGACTTTCTTCTGTTTGCTCTACTCTGTGGGAGAGACTATCATAAAACTTACCAGTAGCATAAAGTTTCTCTATCTTTAGCTGTCTTTTTACTCTTTCAACAAGAAGAAAACCTAATTTGTTTAATCTTTCTACCGTATTGTTTTTTAACATAGACTTAGCTCATTGGTAGGAACTTGAATGTTCACTGTCATACCCCAACCTGCAAGTTCGTTCTCAAAGTTATCAAAGAAAGGTTCTGCTGATACTGTTGTAGTAACCTGAAAATTATCAGAAAAAGCATCTCCTCTTCTCAACTCTTGTTGCAAATCATTTACGACTTGAAGTTGGGTGTTTAGAATATCTTGTAGATTTGAATTACCGTAAAATTCATCTTCGGTTTGCTTTTCTTTAGTTGCATCTACTATATCTAAACATAATACTTGAATACTTGCACTCATTATCCTATCATCAAAGGTAACATTGCCAAATATTATATGGGCAAGGGGATATATAGTGGTCTTGTTAAGGTCCACTTGTAAAATATCTCCAAAGGTAACTGTTTTGGATATTCCGTTTGCCCTTAATATATCTTTTAATTTGTCTAATATTGTATAAACTTGTCTCATTTTAAGTTTTGCTTTATCATTTTAGATTCTAATTCATTCTTTTCTGTTTCAAATTCTAACCAGGTTAAGCATTGAAAAATGGGGAGTTTTGTAACTTCTTCAAGTTTTCTGACATCTCCTTTAGCGAGTGCATATACTGATTGATACCAACCCCACTTTGCTCCAAAGTTTGCTGAAATGCTAAATCCTCCTTCAGATTCTCCTGTAAAGAGTTTATCAAATGTGCTGATAAGTCGCTTCCTAAAGTGTAAAAAAAAACCGTTGAACCAAGAGCAACCTGAACAGGAGCATCAAGCATCACATCTGAATACTTGTCACTGCCCTGATAATCCTCTATTAGATAAAATTCATTCTTTTGATGGGTTACTGGTCTGTATAGAATTGCCATAGCTTTGTGCATCTGTTGCCAATCTCCAATATATTTTTCTAGGTCAACAAATTCCCCAAGAGATATGTCGTCTAGTTTTGGGATAAATCCGAACTCTACTTTATTTCCACTTGGGTCTGTCATAGTAAATCTGTGCTGAAGGTCATTTTTCCTGTTAAACAGGTCGTTTATGTGGTTGATTATACTAGAAAACTCTGCTAGTGGTAATTGATATGCCTGTTTTAAAGTTATTCCACAAAAACATTCCAATAGTTTTAGGTTAGCAAAGTCTATTTCTTCCTTTGTCGGTTCTTCTTTCTCTGATATGGCTTTTATGTCTTTTATATATCTTTGATATTGCTTTAGTTTAATATCCTCTAGCTTAGAGGGGATGTTTAGGGTGATTGATTTACTCATATGTATATAACCAACAATGCTAAAGTCTGTATTGCAGAGTAACTATGTTTAAGAGACTACTGTGTTTAATAGAAAATAAAACAAAAATTAAAAACGTAGTTATTTAACCGATAATGGTTGTAAATCTACATAGAATATCATATCTTGGTAGATAATCAAATAGACTCACCATAATTGTATTATTATCTCAAATAATAATCCATTCATAGTTGTTTAGATATGCCCTTTGAAAAATCAGAGGGCATTATTCTTTGTTATAGTAACTGTAATAAATTATAATTATAATGCTAAGTATAATGTTACCTATTATAACAATGGGATAGTCCATCTATCTACCACTGAATTTAACAATCCAAACCTTTGAGTTATTGTTCCTAGCACGTAGAAATTCCTTAGTATCTGGCTTTGGTCCATAAACTTTGTGGATTCTTATATTGGGATTCCTCCAAAGAGATACAAGTGTGCTTAAACTTACCTTTTGCATAATGTAAAGATACAAATTAACCTGATAATTAACAAATCGTGTTAGCTAAAAGGCTTTGAATTTCCTTAAGTGGACTAATCCATAAGACGCAAGGGCAAATCACGTTAAATACTATGTTTAATAGAATTTAATCCGTTATTGCGTTAATTATCTGTATTTGGTTATCGGTTTGAAATTGAAAGAGTTTATTAGCT